TATCGTATTTATGGCCTTTCGCCGATACGTTCAAATATGCCGGGCCGTTTCGGTTGTTGGGCCATCCATGACCCGGCGTTTGGAGGAGGAGGTGATGAACTTTTTATAGAGCTACACAGCCATTCTCTTTCTTTTCGGGTGCAATGCCGAATGGCAACTAATACATAAATGTTTAACTTCCTTGGGCTTTTTATAATCCGGGTGATGAGCTTGAACACGGCCATTTATCCCACACTGTTCACATGTTTGTAGCGGTTTCTTTTTGCGGTGTATCCGGTGTATTGCTTGATGCGCCCTTTTCTTTATCGGGTTCCTTTTTTTCCAATGCAAACCACGACAAGATGGCTGACAAAACTTTTGCGGTCGGCCTAATTTTTTTGCCTCGAATTGACGGCTACAATATAAACATTCTTTTACCATTTTTGATCTCCATGAAATGTTGATGAAAAGCTTATAAAAGCTGATGGGCAGTTGGTCTGCAACGATTCCGCTATCACATTATGCAGCAATAGCTTTTTTTGCAAATATCTACAGGGTAAACTTTCAAACCCATCGCCTGAGTTCCTAACTCACCATCAGCTTCGGAGGGGAGAAAAACTAAATAAAAAGGCTGGCAGGCAGGCTAACCCATCCGTCGCCTGCGTGGTCCCGTTAGCTCAATGTTGGCCTAACTCTTAGCGCTTCCTATTTCACCGCTACCAGCCTTATATTAGGTGCGATGGGGCAGGCAGGGATTTGCACCCTGCAGTCTTTATCCTACAATCAGACCTTGCGTTTTCGCCATAGCAGGACATTCAGGCTTCACGTTTTGGACGGTTTGGTTTATGACCGCCTTCTGCCCCCATCGCATAAATTTGTAATAAGTTGACTGATGGTCATAATACCACCTCCTTTCTGTTCGTGGTCAGCCAACCCGACCACAAATTGTATAGGACGGCGGTGTTTTTGCAACCCAAATCTATGCTCCATATGAACTTGTCTGGCCTATTATTTCAGGCCGAAAGAACTATCAAATAACCGTCATTTAACGGCTTTCAAATTTCATTTCACCTTCTCAATAAATATTTTCTAAAAAAGACTTGACAGCCGCCCCGCCCTGCTGGTAATTTAGGTAATATGCTGTCCTTAGCATTTCGAGCAGGCGGCAAGGAGGCCATCAATAATAATAAAGACCGGAGAGGGTCATCTGCGGATTGCTGGTACAAACGATGCAGAATCCCCCCTGCCGGTTCTTTGTATTCGTTATGTTTATTCGTTTGTACCATGATGTTATTATCGACACTTTGCCCCGAAAAGTAAAGTAAAAAATGTAAAAAAAAGTAAAAATTTTCATAAAGTCTTATTATGTAAAGACTTGCAAACGAACTTTTTTTAAGTTTTATTGTTACTATGGCTACTCGAATTACAGATTTGAATGATTTGGTTCAACCGACTGCTCAATGGCTCAATGGGCGCGGGCTGAAAATGGTGGACATTATTAATGCCGGAATCTACCAGCTAAAGGACAAAACCTATGACGAAGTTGGGGATATTATTGAGTTCCTGAACCATCAATCAATGGTTCTCTTACAAGCCTCAACCGAGATTGAAGCAGGGGCTGTCGTTTCCGCTGCCGAAGCCGACGCGTTAAAGCAGAAACAAAAGCGGCGTCGTCGGAAGCCGAAATCTAAGGCCCGCCCTCCCGGATAGCGAATCCCTCACATTTTTTCAAAAAGTCATAGTACCCTCTTGTCATCAGGACGCCATCGTAAAGCACTATGCTTCCCTTTATCACACTATCTGCTTTTTTGTTATCGTGGATTACGATTACTTTAGGGTGGCAGCCTGCCATAATAAAACAAATCATGCAAATTATAACAAGTTTAGCTTTTGCTTTTGTGTGGACAAACTCCATTATTGAACCTCTTTCCCAATTGACAGTTCCAGCATAATATCAGGAGTTGCGGGTAATATCTCCCCATTGCTCATTGAGACGCATCCACTGATCGCTAAGCCGATTATACTCAGCAGAACCAACTTCGTGAGTACACATTTCATATTCAAGCTCCCGTATTTCGCCCAAGAGTTTACGTTTTTTGGCTTTAAGGGTGAACCACCGCCTGCCGATAGCAAGAATGAGCGTGGCCACCGCAACAATAGCAGCAGCTATCTTAATCATTGCCGATCTCTGTTTTAGCCCGTATCCGGCCAATAATAGCGAGCACTGACGCGATTGTTAGAATAATTCCGTTCAGCACTTCCGCAATGTTCTCGGTTTCAGCAGCAGCATTGCCAACCTTTATTCCAAAGATTGTCAATATGCTAATCACCGCCGCTACGAGCCCGGCGTTAATCGTGAGGCTCTGATACCATTTCTTCGTGTCCATCTTCTTTGTCCTTTCCATTAAGTAATAAAGTTAATCTATTTTCCAGCCCCTTCATTTGATGGGATGCTGTTTCTATCAGGGCGTTTACTTTCATAAAGTCGCCCGCTAACTGTTCAAGTTCTTCGTCAGTAACCGTTGTGTTCTGTTTCATTTGTCAAGTTTCGTTTTAATTTCTTTGATGCCCTCCTTTATATATACGATATCGGTTCGCTGCTCGATCATTGCCCTATCTAACGTCCCGATGGAATGGTAATGTCGTGAATCTGTTTCCGCTTGTTCTGCTATTTCAGCGCAGTTATTTTTTACTCTGTAGTTCAACTGGCCGTAGCCATAAATGACAATTATTGCGGCAACTCCGAAAGTGGTCAGTAGCTTCATCCATACGGTGCTTTTGTCTGTCATTACAGAGTCTCCTAAAGATACTTCATTGCGATTTGTAGAGCCATTAATATACCAATGCCAACGTAAAGTAACTTACTGTTGCTTTCGATTTTTACCTGCATCACCCTAATATCCTGGTCGTGTAATTCCCTCGATATAAAAGTAGATGCCTGCCGTGTCAGTTGTGCCCGAAACTCGTTCATACCTTCAAGCCGTCTGTCTAAGTCGGAGTGCGCCACGGCTAATGCCTGTTTGTTCGCCTCGTTCATTATGGCTATTCGTCTTTCCAACTCGGTGAATTTGTCGTTAAAGTAATCTTTACAGTCAACGGTGATTTTACTGCCACAAGTTTCGTTTTCCATTACTTGCTCCTATTTATAAGTCGCTGCCTTTGGTTTCTTTTTTCCCTTTCTTTTCTCAAGCAATTCCCTCGCCTCTTTTGTTGTCCATACTCCTGTAAAAATCGCTCTTGCCAAATCTTCGGGGTCTTCCATTTCAAATAACACTTTTCCTTTCCTATCCGTCAATCCGCCGCTTGAGTAAGTTATAATTGCATCGATCATCCTTGAAATCTGGACTCCACCAGGTACTTTGAATACACCTGGGATATATCTTAGTGTTTCATTTCTAAGCCTTCTCCAATTTCCTGTTTCTAATACATCATTTATGCCGTGCGCAACTCTTTTGGCAGTTTCAACGGGCGCGGGTAACCCTGATGAGCCGGGTATAAACTCTCCTGTTAGTTTTTCGATAATTGGACTTAACCAAAACTCTCTAAACGGTATCGGGAATAATTCCCACCATGACCATTCTTTGCCCCTTACCCTATTGGCTATCAACCTTAAAATTATCAGTGCTGACAGCCACCGGGTTGCAGACCACATAGCATATAACCTTGAATCGGGCGGTGTTCCTGTCTTGCCTGCCCATTCTCTGAAAGTATTTGCAACCTCAAAAGCATAGGTTTGATAGGGCGCTGCTGATTTTACGAGAAGTCCTCTCAAAAGCATTGGCTTATCTTCGTCGTTATACATACTCTGAGTTTTTCCACCACCGTCCGATGCGTAATTCTTTAACGCATCCCCCCTCAATCCTTTTCTGTAGCCGTGTATATGCGCAGCTCTTATAGACATTCCAGTTAATAGCTTTTCCATTTCAGTTAATAAAATGGTTGAAAATTGCTCTATAAATTCACCGGTCGTTTTTACCGTCTTTATGTTTTCGCCTATCAGATTAGACGCATCCTGTTTTGTAACTCCCCCTCGCTTTGTTGATTTGACAATAAAGGAATAATAGTCTTTAGCTGCCTGTTGCCTGATAGTTGGGTCCATCCATTGCATAAATCCTTTTAGTGTGTCTGCGTATCCATATCTTCCTACTGTGTTTGATAACGATAGAGGCTGTGTGCTTAATGACCATGCAACATTAAAAGGAAATACCGCCATGTTTCTTAGACGATTGAAATATCTTAAAGAACCTTGGGCCCATTTAGGTAATTTAATTGCCCTGTCGAGTCTCGGCTTTATGCCAGCGAAAGATGTTGCGGTCCATTCGCTTAAATAGTCCGAAGTCTTATCTAAGCCCTGGCCTTTTAATTGATCTATAAACGCCTTATTGTTCTGAATGATCGAAGTGTTGAAAATGTCTTTTGATGCTGTTACCAAATAACTCTCGGCCAGTTCCCTTGCGCTTAATTTCCTTAAATCATAAGGCATATCGGCTTCTCTTGCCATTGCCCTCGGATTAAACGGGGCGTTGGGCTTGATATAATCTGGTAAGTCCTTGCCCTCTAAGACTTTAGCTGTTTTGTCACGCATAAGTAATTGTTCCCATATCGTTGTGTCCCTGAGAACGTGGGGGCTGTAATTCTGACGGTAAGGTATAGGACCTTGTCCTCTCATTACCCTGGCTGCATTTTGTTCTTCGATTAAATCGTCGTAATACTGTCTTAGTTCCTGTGCTGCTTTGATAGTTTCTTTGCTGAAAGACTCAAAGGTTTTTTTGTCGAGCACGTTCTTGATCGGGGTGTCTCTGTCGGCAGTTCCTATTTTTTCAAGTACAAGGTTTATTTGCTTATCCTGTTCTGATCCTTTTTTGGCGGTCAGGATGCCTCTTATTTCTATGGTCTTTTCTTTTATCCAGTTGATTTTTTGTAATTGCATCTCTCGCGTGCGCCACAAAACAAATCTTTCTATCGGGCCTGCCTGTCCTTTGGTTTCCAACTTCTCTCCTACCGTGAGGCTGCCGTCCATCTGTTGAATTGCTCTGGTTATGTCCTGACCACCGCCCAATATCGGTTCTATATTTTCAAACTTCTCATAAGTCGCCACTTCACCGGGAACGAAAACCCCTGATTCCCTGAGTGCTATTTTGACTTTGCCTTTTTTGCTTATCCTCAATGCAATTTTTTCTTTTATGGCCTGTTGAATGAGTATATCTCTCAGTTGGTGGATTCTTTTGTTTGCCTCTGTTGGTGTTATTTTGCCGGATAGCCTTTGGCCGTTTACCTTTTTCATCATTCTGGTTATTTCTGGTATCTTCGATGTTGCTGGCAACTGGTAGCTGTGGAATGTATAAAGGTGGTCTGAAAAGGATGCCCCTGCGGGTTCAATTCCTACCTCTCCTGCTTCGGCGGCTGTTATCTTCTCCTGAGTCCTGATTGCTTGGTTAAATACTTGCGCCTCTTTGCCTCTCAAATCTATGGTCGATTCCTGCCCTGTTACCGGACTTCTCGGTGCTTTGGGAATGTCGGACGGTTTTTTAATTACCACTTCATCTGTCTCGGCTTTCTGAGCAAGGGTCGGGGCTTCCTTGCTTGGCTCTAACTTGGCTTTTAGGCTTTCCAAAGTTTCGTTATTGTCAAACTCCATCCCCTTTGTTCTCAGTTGTCGCTTTATAGAAACTCTCTCTTGGGCCTCTTGCGATGATATTGACTCTCTGCGGGCAAGTTCATCATTTATCGATGTCATTCTATCTACATCTGTTTCTGATAAAAATT